CCCTCGTTACGCTTTCTAGATGATTCATTTGAAGTGTTAACAAAAACCATCATAGTTTCGTAACCAAGTTCTTCAAGTTCTTCACGAATGGCAATAATGTTGTATTGTTCGTTTGTTGTGCCTGTAATAATTAAGGGTTGACGTTGGCGTATTGCTTCACGGCGGGTGTCACGTGAAAATTCATAGAGTTTATGTTTGTCGTTCAAAATTGATATTGCAGTGGTTGAAGTAATTTCAACTGCATTTTGTTCAGCAATAGCTTCACGTATAACGATATCTTTACCTGAACCTGGACCACCAGAAATAAAAATAGCTTTGAACATTCCATGGTTCACGCTTTCGTGTATACCCATACCTTTGCGAACATCACGGAACAATTCTTTGGCGTGTTTCTCCGGCACATGTGCCGGAACACCCTGACGGAAAGAAGCAAAATCACCACTGTTTGCATGTTCACGCATCTTGGATGCTGACATACCTTCAGCACCCTCTGCATCGGGGTCACGGTGGCCAGCAGACTTTACCTCAATCTTTTTAAAATTGTATAGTTTACCTGGACCCTCACCATTGTACTGATGAAGTTTCTTTTCATATTCTGGAATACGGTCTGATCCTGCAACCATAATCAAATGATCGTGACCCATAGCGTGTAGTCTAGCCGCATGTTGCAAGAACGTTGGCATTTCTTTGCTGGAAGATTCGATGTTAGCACCAGGAAAGAAACGTTTTGCGTGTATCAATTTACGTTTAATGTCTAATGGATTCTTCTTAGCATCCACAGAATGTGAAATGATAATGTGATGTGGTGCATTATAATCACGTGCAATATCTTGAACACGGTTGACCAACTTTTCGTGACCAATAGTTGGTGGATTCATACGTCCAAAAGCCATAACAACAGGCTTGTTTGTTTGCATGTCTTCTTCTATTTTTTGTAAAAACTTTTTCATATGTTTCTGATTCCTGCAAAGTTTCTGCGGGAAAATTCTGCACGATTAACAAATTTATCTGATTCTTTTCCGTGGTGGAAGACGTAACCTTCTGGATTTGCCGCTTCACCACCATGTTCATGTTGGAATTCCTGATGTTGATTCATTACATTAATTAGCACGTTTTTTGCTTTCTGCAAATGCTGGTGCATTTTAAACAAATTATTGTAGTGTTTTCGGTTTCGGTCAACTTTACCCAATTCATCTTTCAGTTCAGACTGTTTGGCGGTTCGGTTCTTTTCGACCTTCAACTTGTCTATTTCTTTGTTTTTCTTAGTTTCCAACCAATTCGAGAAGTTCTGGTGGTTTGGTGCTTCGCCTGTACGAACGGTATGATTCATATAAGTTTCTAAGTGGCCACCAACACCATGGTGAGTTTTGGTGCCAGCATACATGTCATCACCATGCGTATCATGTACAGCTTGTGCGGCCGCAATATGTTTGTTGAATTCTGCTCTGTCTTTAGGACCAAAGTGAACTTTGGAAGTATCCATTCTAGGATCAACTGAGAAAACGTCAGGGTGTTGTTTGAAATTTTCGTGGTCAACTTCATGTGACGCATTCAAACTGCCAGCATCTTTACCTGAATAAGAAAGATGTGTTACAACACCAATTTTGGCCTTCTTAACAGCATTTTCATGTGTGCCATGTGCTGTATATGTTAATCCTGATGGGTTTGGGTGAAAAGATGTTCCACCACCTTTTGCTGGTGTTTTATCTTCGTGCGAGAACATCATGTCACCCTGATATACACCTTTTTCTGGTGCAACTTTAGGTAAATGCTGAAGTGCATCCTTCAGCTTCTTCACCAATCCAGGTGCGTGTCCATGGTTCTTTTCAATATCAGCAGGAGTGTAATTAATCTTTGGAGTCTTATTGAAAGCTGATTTTGATGCTACAAAAAACTTGCCGTTTTCTGGGTGGTGTCCATAAACAATGGCAGGAGAACCATCATATTTTGTTGTCAACTCGGATGACTTTTTACCTTGCTGTATGTGTTGTGCGGCAGTTGTAAGTGAAGCAATAGCATGTTTAGCACCCTTCTCTCCGTTTTGAAGCGGGCGGTCTTCCACGTGCGTGAGATGTTTAATCTGACGGCTCGCACCTTCTTCAGGGTCTTCTTGCTCTGTTAAAAATCGGGAAAACGGTAACATTAAATCCTCGGTCTAGTACACTGTGACTATGTATTATTTAGTAACCCCAAATCTTAATATCCACCCATTTGTCCATATCTTCTCTAATCAAGGAATGCTTTCCAATATTAAATTTGCCATCCGTAAATGGATGATCGATATCAATACGTTCAACTGGAATGGAATTTCTGGTTAGTTGCTCATGTAGCATTTCGTGGCCACAAAGAGGAACACCGAGACGCCTCAAATTTAAATATGTTGAAGCATACACATTCATTGTATCTGGATCGGCAATTGCAAATTGGTCATTCAATAATGGATTAGGTCCATCAGTATCTTTCGATATATACACTTTACCCTTTTCGAGAGAAGAAAAATCTATAACTTTGTTGAGTGCTAGATCAAACCTGCTCCTAATAACAAAATCATATTTTACATCATTCAGAACTTGATGGCGAATCCTGAGGTCGTTTGCTTTATAAATTGAATAAAACATTGACGTACAGAAATTAGCTGGATGTGAAGCATTCGGAACAAACATGTCGGAGTTTGTTGTTGCCGGTAATGGCATATCGTATGCCAAATATATTGGATCGTAGAGGAAATTTATGTCCTCATACATCTTCATTTGTGTTATACCACCGGGTGGTTTCCAAGTGTGGCAAAAAACGTCTACATCGTAAATATCTAAGAGATTTCTCTTAATGTAGTTTTTTGCTTGAAATAGACCTCTAGCCTGTCCCGAGAGACACAGTGCTAGTTTCGGAGATGAATTTTTCAACATAATCAGTACAGACTCCAATAAGATTTTGGTCCTTTATATATTCCCAATAGGAAGGACACCTTTCAGGCATGACAGCAACTGATTTGCTTGTTAATTTTTTTCCGGGATACGTCCAAATTACATCATTTGATGTTAATGTGAAATCGTCTTCCTGGTGCCAAAAATAAACATATTTGAATGGTCTATCGATTAATTCATGCAGTGCATCTAAGTTTTTGCAGTGTAGCCAAAGGCCTTGCTTACCGATAAATTCTTCTCCAATCATATATTGTGGCTCATCATGCCCTAGCCACCACTGGTCTTTTATCCACCAAAGATCAATCTCACAGTCATATCCTTTTTCCAACGCTAATAGGATTTGACTAGGACGATTTTCTTTTCCTTTATCTGGACCCTGAAAGAGTCCACGATGTGCAATCATTTTCATTGATATAGACTCTTGTGTTTATATTCACCTAGTGGTGTATGCATGATGGTCTTGTTAATCATAAATTCTTCCCATGGCAATCCAAGTCTGCGGATGAATTGTTCAGATATAACATGTGGACATAAAAGACCGGTTTCACGATAAACTTGCGGTAAGAAATGTAATACCTTGGAGAATAGACACATCGAGAAGAAGTTACCAACCTGAATCATGTCAGAAGTTCCTTGACCCATATGATTTCTATAGCCAAGTGTATAGAATTTTTGTGGATTGAAATCTGGCAAAGGTTCATTGAAAGTTAAATCTGGACGCATACGAATGACCAAATCATATTGCTTGCCAGTTTTAAACATATGATCTTCAAGCATTAACATGCCGGAGCCAAGTTTATACAACATGGAAACAATGTTCTTGGGTACATGATAGAAGTTTGTATAAAATTCTGCACGTTTAGAAAAGTCTTCTTTGTAATCGTCATAATCTTCAACAACAAAATCGATGGGTTTGTATGTTTCAATGATTGCTTCATTATCAATCATTGGTGCATTATCAACAATTCCGGCTTCGCTATGTGGATCCCAATATGCTTCATCACCCCACGTGTGGATAAAAATATCTGGATTATATCTGTCAACGATATGCTCTTTAAAATTGGGATAAACTTGTTCCCAACAACGCATGTGTCCTGTCAATACTACTGCTACGTTCATGTTTTCCTCACGAAATATAAATTATCTTCATTCTCTTGTGATGTAACTTTATCAATCACAAATCCATTCTGTTCCAAAAAGTCAAGTGCTTCCTGTTTGGTGTGTTGACCTTTATAAAGTCTCAGGTTGTCCTCTTGTGGAACTTCAACAACACCAGATTGCACCATCGATATTTTTTCACCAAGGCCTTTGAGTACCGCTAAATCACAGCCTTGTGCATCAATGTGTAAGTGGTCTATCTGTGTAATTTCAGGTGCAAAGATTGTCAACCAAGTATCAAGACGATATACGTTCACCTTTTTGGATTCACGTACAACAAAGTCTGTGCGACCCGGCCATGTTTCGGATAAATTGTCTGAAAAATCATTAAGTGATGCTGAACCAGTGTCACCTTCAACCATATGGAAATCTGCTTCACCATCAAAATCGGAGATAGCTTGTTCGTAAACATGATAACGGTCTTTCATGTTTCTCGCTTCTGCCGCAATACGTAGCAGTCTAGCAAGTTCAGGTGTAGGTTCAAACGCATAACAAATAACATTTGGATTATGCTGTGTCACATTAAGAGAGTCTTGACCGTGGTGGGCACCAACGTCAAATAAAATCATTTTTACTCCTTGTGATTGTCCAAGAAGTAATTCAGGTCTTCAGGTGTACCGATACCCCACATCTTCTCAATATTTTTAACACGAATCTTTTTATCATCACCGATTGCCTCATTGAACACGGGGCAAGTATAGAATTCACCGTTGGTTCGAATGTTCTTAGAAATCATTTGTTCAGCATACTTAACATAGTCTGAACCGTGACGCCAGTAGTAGATACCAACTGTAGCTTCATCTGAAATAACTTTCTTCTCTGCAACTTCGGATACAAAACCATTTTCATCAAGTTTTGCGTAGGACCATTTTGGATGTGTTGCTTTGAATGTTAGAATACCACCATCGATAGAATCCGCTGAGAATGCATACATACATTCATTTGAGTTCCATTCAACGAATTGGTCTGAGTTTGCCATAACCAAAGGTGCATCATTGTCGATGTGTTCTTTAGCAAGCAAAGTCGTACAGGCGGCACCTTCCGTGATACCATCAACTTGCACAATCTTGCAACCAGGTGCAATTAGATTCAACAGGTACTTCAAATTATATGTTTCATAATGATCCTTTTGGACCAAGAAAATATAGTTTGCTTCGATGTTCAAGTTCTCAACCACAACTTGAATCATCGGCTTACCACGGACTTCAATGAGTGGTTTTGGGAAAGTGTAACCAGCTTGTGCGAAACGTGAACCAGCGCCAGCCATCGGAATCAAAACATTCAGTTTTTTGTCTCTCCATGGTAGAGACTTTTTGCTTGTACCTTCAATCGTATTCATAAGGTCATAAATCCTTTGCATCATATATTCAGAGTTAACTTCTTTTGCATTTTCAACCGCAAGCAGGTGTGCTCCAGAGTCCAATGCGCCTTGGCGTCCAATGTGACTATCTTCCACAATAATTGTATTTTTAGGAAGTGCATTCAGTGCAGTCATACATTTCCAATACATTTCAGGATATGGTTTTGTGCGTGACACATCCTCATTACTGACAAAATAATCAACTTCGTCCATCACACCAATACTTAGTAGAGATAATTTTACAGTCTCACGAATCGAATTTGATGCAACAGCAATTTTATAACCACGTGCTTTAATCTGGCGGAAGATAGTCTGTAGCAAATATTCTTTGCAGAAGCCACGAACAAGATTAAATGTTGCGTCTTGTTTATCTTTCCACACTTGGTCATATACCGATACAGGTAGACCCTTTTGTTCGGTTAACATTTTGAGTTTTTTGGTCGTATTCAGACCATCGTATTTACTGAGATGTTCCTCACGTGTGATTACGAATTCTTCACCGACTTTCCTTAGTGCATCGTTGAGGGCGTCATAATGAAGTTCACGTGAATCTATCAAAACTCCATCGAGATCAAAAATAACCAATTTACTCATGTTTGTTAAACTTTCTTAGAATTGAACGAACGTCCTCAATAGGTGCATCAAGTGGCATCTTATGAAGTTCATACATATCAGGATTTTTAAAATAAGCCATTAGTAATAGACCTTGGTCATCATCAACAAGACCAATACTCATCAAATAGTCAAGTGCTTCTTTCATGTCATTGGCCAAAACTTGCCATTGTTCTTTTTGTGCAACGAACACACCGCCGATTATGAATACAACATTATTCTGCACAGCCATGGAAACTTGCTGTTTTGCTTGTCTGAATTCTGGATCACGATAATTAAAATAGTGCATCAAACCTGGAGTGAAATCATATTCCCAAGTTTTGTTCAAAGGAATATGTTCATCATCACGGCAATAGCCAAAGTCAACCCAAGCGGCAAACTCATTTGTGATTAAACCCCGTTCATATGCATCTGCAACATAGAATGCTTTAAGTGATGTAACACCAACATAGTCTTTCGACCAGTATTCTGGATTACGAACTTGATAGGGATTAATTTTTTTGACAAACTCAGGTGATGTTTGAATTTCTTCAATCTTATCACGGAGTTCTTTGTGAATATTGAAGTAGTCATATTCAACTACTTTAACATTGGGAGAAATTGCGGCTAAACGTGGCGCAATGTCAGATGAAGTATATACAATTATTTCAGTATCAATTTCACACATGCGTGTAAAGTGATCGATGTATTTGTCAACTGAACGTTGAAGATAATGTGGAAGCGGTCCACCATTTTTTTCGGTGTTTGTCGACCAATCACCTCGGCCAATATCATAGAATGCAGTTACGATGCTAATTTTACTCATTTCAAAATCCCATATTTATTAAATTATAAAGTTTACGTATTGTACAAGAAGTATTTAGGCGATGTGCCGGTATTGGTATCTTTCGTGATATTTGTTCCATATTTTTTAGAAAAATATTCCATCCATTTTGGAACACGATCATATTGATGCACAATAACAAAAGGATTGCCTTCAGAATTTACAACAAGACCAGAATCATTCATTGAAGGCCTTTCTTCCAATAAATATGGACCAAAAATATTCATCGTGTCTGGTTTGTTCGTCACGTGTGCATTCAAAGCCCATGCATTACTTAGTTTTGTAACACATGCCTTTGTGCTCCAAATTTTTGTACCTAACAACATATTATATGCGGCTTGGTCTGCAACCCAATCTGGACGATTGATTGAAAATTGATAAAGATAGAAACAAAGTTCTTTAATTGCATTAGATGTGCCAGCTAAAACACCAACATTACATACTGGATTTTCTTTGACTATATTGTAAAAATACTCACCAAAATTTTTCAAAATGTTATTACGATTCCATTCTTCATCTTTTATTTTAATCACTTCAGATGATACGACAATAGGAAAATAATTATCACCACCCGTAAATTTTTGAATGTGTTCAGATGGATTTAATTGAAAGATAACATCACGAACATCAGTTGAAATTACATAGCGATAATTGTCACCATAACGTGACAAAAAATCATAGATGTGAATGAATCGTTGCATATGAATCATCATCTTGTCATTCTTTTCTAGGGGAATGACAATCACACCTTCATTCTGTAATTTCGTCACAAGTTCATTAGTTGTACCAATTGCGAACAATACAGTGTCACCAGTGAAACCAGTATCTTTGATAGACTGTACCCAAGGCTTGAGTACATCATAATCTGTGTAGTTGTTGAATGCGCCTATGATTAAGTCTTTTTGCGCCATGGGTACTCTCCATTCATTTTTTGTTTCATCACTTCATTACCTTTCATAAAGAAACTATCTTGCACCGAATCCGAACGACTGGCTACACGATAGTTTACAGTATATTCACCATTCGTGTCAAATTTTGGTAAATTTCGCATCATATATGGAGATAAAAGTCTATCAACTTCTGGTTGCTCCTGTGGATGCCTTGCACGGCGATACCAGCCAGGAGAGAAATGAATTGCTGCCATCTTTGGAATCATAAAGCAATTCACATCAATAAATTTGTCATTAATAACCGAGGTCCATTTACCAAGAGATTCACAATCGTCATTACATATGTATGTGCCTTCCTGAGATACAATTTTCCTCAGAGAATAAGCCCAATCGTTACCACGTTGAATAACGTCAACAAGCGATTCGATATGATTGTCTTCATACCAATTGTCTTGGTCTAGGAAACAAATATAATCACCCTCTGCAATATAAGACATTGCACCATAGATTCTATGACCATTGTATTGGTCGTAACCTGTGTTATATGGGAGTGAGAATGCTGTGGAACGTGTTGCACCTTCCATGAGTTGTGTGGCTCTTACACCATACTTGTCGAACCCATCAACAACAACAAGGTGTTGTATATTCTGGTATGTTTGTCTGTCGATTGATTTCAATACATCACTTAATTGGTCACTAGCCGTAGTTGGCGTAATGACCGTCACCAATGGTTTCATAATTTAGCTCCGTGTCACCTTAAGAATTTTCTGTATCTGTGCTTCAATAACTGGTCCACGATTTGGCCACTTAATGATTGGTTGATCCGCAGTTTTGAGTAGTTTCATCAAAAAAGGAATGATAAGTTTTTCAGCTTCGGCTAGTCTAGCCTTATACTGTTCTACAGTATCTTGTTTTTGTGAAATGAGAGAATTATATTCTTCTTCATCGGTAGCGGTGAATCCGAAATCAAAATCATCATCATATTCATTGAGAATTTTTTGGGTATCTTTGTCTAGTGGCATATTAAATAAAACAGGAGAGATTTAGTTGGTCTTTTCTAATTGTAACAGATTTTCCGTCAACTGGCGCTATATTAAATGGTGATTTTTTATTTGCGGGTATTGAGAACTGCATTTCAAATGTAAACTGGTAATTACCACCACCTTTGTATTGTACACGGGCTCGATATGTTGCCTTAGCCGATTTACCAAACATTGGAACATCTTTTAACTTTAATGGATTTTTAGAACCCATCAAATAGAAACCATGTGTACCAACATTCACATAAAACGTATCTTTTTTATTATAGTATTCTTCAATCTTGCTTGCCGCAATTTCGCCACGAATATCTGAAAATGTATCTCGGTCTCTTTCGTATCTCTGCTGGTTTGTTAACTTACCAGCAGTGGCTTCCCATAACAAATCTTTATCTCTTTTAAATGGAATTTCTTTCCATTGTTTTTTTATAATATCGAACAGTCCAACTTCTTTTGCTAAATCGGCGATGAATTGTTTTTCATCATCATCTTTTTTAATTTCACCAAATTTCCATGGATTCTTTTTGTCTTTACTATCATATTTCATCACAAGAGAACCGGCTGATGCGGCAGTGATTTTTAATTCACAGCCAGCTTTCTTCTTGTTATATTCTAACATCAGGTCTGGTTGGTCACTGCCAGCGCCAGCAGGAATAAAATTCTTGGGAACAAACCCTAAAGGTTTTAATATATTTGCGGCATTCACTTCGTATTGAAAACCTTGTTGTGCGGCCATGTATAAACACTCCAAATGGAAGTATTTATACTTTGAATCCTCCAAAATCTTTCTTCTTGAAGTTACCATTTTGTTGTGAAGGTCTTTGTGTTGGATTGTGTCCAGCATCAGCCAAACCTGATTGTGCGTCCTGTTCCACATCATACAGTTTCATCTTCGACCTGTCAACACCAAGAACGAATCTTTTATGTGCTGTTGGATCCGAGTAACGATTCTTCAACTGTTTTACCATAATCTGACCGAGTGCTTCAAGTTCTTCGGAAGAAATGAGAGCAAACATCATGTCAGCGGTGGCTGGCAAACCGAAACTTTCACTTGTATCTTCGAGTCCGGGGTCGGATGAAGTAAAACCGGACCGTGTTGTTTGTGTAGCAGATACAATTGGGACTCCGAATTCAACGGCAAGTCCTCGCAATTCTTCTGCAATGGATTTAACATAAGTGTAGGAGTTGATGTTTGCACCTGCCTTAATCCTTGATGAACAACAAATATTAAGATAATCAATGAAGATAATATCAGGTACAAAAGATTTTTTAAGGTTAAGTTCATTTAACAACGTTCTAAAATGTACAGCAGATGCAGATGCTGTTGGATATTCTTTAATAATTAATTTACCTGTAGTCATCTCTTTGACACGCTTGACCTTTTTATCATACAGGTCTTTAGGAAGTTGCATCAAATCATCAATAGACACATTCAATAAATTTGCATCTATACGTTCTGCAATTTTTTCCTCAGCCATTTCCATGGTGATGTATAGTACATTTTTACCTTGTGACATAGCACCAGCGGCGACATGACACATAAAAAGGGACTTACCGACACCAGTGCCAGCCAAGGCAATATTAAGGGTTTTCTTAGGTAAACCACCCTTCGTGATTTTGTTGAAGTAGTCAAGGTCGAACGGAATTCTTTCTTCTGTTCTGTGGTAGAATTCATAACGACCATCGGAATCTTCTAAATAATCGTGACCAACCGAGTTATCGAAACTTACTGCAAGTGCATCGGATAGAATTTTAGGAATTGCACCTTTGTCATTGGTCTTATCTTTGCCATCAAGAATAGAAATAGAATTTAAGACTGCATTATAAATGGCTTTTTCCTGGCAGAACTTTTCAGTTTTGTCGATGAGCCAATTGTTATCAGTTTTT